AACGTTGGGCGAAACCCCGAAAGGCTGAGGGGAGCTGGAAAAATGACGACTCTTATTTTCGGTTGCATCTGCTGCGCGCTCCCTTCGCCCGGCTGCGATTGATCGACATCGACCAGGCGGCCCTTTGGGAGTGGCACGCAACACATAAGCAGCCTGTTACCGCTAATCGCTGCCTTGAAACATTGTCGAAAGCCTTTGGCCTGGCCAAGCGCTGGGGCTGGCTGCCCCGCAACCATGAGAACCCCTGCAAAGGCATAGAGCACCACTTTGAGAAGGCGCGGCGGCGTTATGCGACGCCAGATGAAGTCGACAGGCTGCTGATCGAGTTGAGGCGATTGAAAGAACTTGGCGGGATTCATTTTCGCTTCGCGTGTTTGATCCAGCTGCTGATGCTCACGGGCGCCAGGCTTAATGAAATTATGTCGGCAAAGTGGTCTGAAGTTTCGCTGAATGAGGGCGTTATTCGCCCCGCAAAACACAAACGCGACAGAACCGAGCACCGAGAGATCGAGCTTGGAACTGACGCGCTGCGCGTGGTTATGGAACTGCGAAACCACGAACCGCCCGGCGAGTGGCTGATCAGAGGGAGAGGGAGAAATCACCTCAAAGAACACCACAAGCCATGGTCACGCCTCAGAGACGCCGCGAGGATTGACGGCCTCTGGGTGCATGACCTCCGCCACACCTTCGCGAGCTACCTAGTTAGTTCAGGCCACTCACTGGGCGTGATCGGCGAACTGCTCGGTCATGCTTCACAGCAAACAACCCGCCGATATAGCCACCTGATGAAGCAAGCGCGCAGGCGCGCCGTCGACCAGGCGGCCGCGTCTCTTAGCGACCGTCGATTTTCCCAATCAGCCGATCGATATACCAGCGAGCCTTGCGAAGATCTTCAGTCCCTCCCTTCGCCTTCCAGCGCCACAGATACTGCAGAGCGCTCGCGGTGTAATGTGCTTCCCTTCCCGACAGGTCGCTGATCGCCACGTCTACCGCGTCGATGCACTCGATCTGGCCTTTCGCGTAGTGCTTTGGCTTGTAGACGGGATCATTCATATCAGCTCCGGGGGAATGTGGCCGGTGGCCATCATTTTGCTGAGGCGCTTTGCTCTTTGCCCGACCTGGGTTGCCCAGCGGCTGTCGAGCATCATTTCAGCGGCTTTCTCGTATTGCTTCGCCCTAATAGCTTTCAGGGTTCGTTTGAACTTAAGTAAGCCAGAAATGCCGAGATTAAATGCCATATCCAGCAAAACTCTTTGACGCACTGGCGAAAGTTCCACCATCCAGGGGATCTCACGCTTAAGCCTGTCGGCGAAGTCGTCAATATCATTGCTCAGCATTAGCTCGGCTTCTGCCTCAGTTATGCCGCGATCGTCGAGGTTGCGCCCCACGCCGATGCTGAGCTTTCCGCCTGTGCATCTGTAGGGCTTCAGCTCCATCCCTTCATGCAGAGTCAGCTGATGAATCAGGGCGTCTCTCTGTTTCTTGTTTTTCTCGACTATGGGCAGACGCAAAGCTGATAGGTCCACCGAGCCGGGCCGCTTCTGTTCCGATATTGGCGGGGTCGACTGGGTGCTCTGTGTAGGTTCCTGAATCACGCCGTGATTGCTGGCGGTCCAGTTGACGAGTGATCTTAGAAATTTCAGCATCGAGTTTTCCCCCTAACGTTGCGTGAAATTTTTTGGCAGCCAGAAACCGCTGGATCTTTTCTAGCGGACTTCGAGAGTCAAAGCGGAAGATCCAGCGGCCATCTGCCGGGATGTTTTGATTTAGTTTTTTTTGGCTGGCTTGAGTGAATAGGCAGCCTTGAGCAGCAGCTGAATGATCGAGTTTGATTTCAGCGGGCTCAGCGCGATCACTTCAGATAGCGCGGCCAGAATGATCCAGGTTGCGGGGGCGTTAAGCAGCTCGAAGATGTCCATTTGGTGTCTCCTGTTGTTTGGAAGTTAGGAAGATCCGGCCCCATCCTGACTCAGGTCCTTCACAAAGCCAACGTGCGGAAAGCTCCGCCCATGAGTAGCTCACAAATTTTCCGGTCTCGGCGTTGCCGCTGTAGCCGTCCAGCAATGACCCGTAGGGGTCATGACAGACGACTGCATTCTCTGAAGGGTCGAGGCCCAGGGCGACGATCATATGACCGCCCCAGGGTTTGCTGATCGGGCCTTTGTGCAGAATGCCCAAAACTACGGGCCGGCCCTGCCTGATTTCGTTTTCGAGGGTTGCGCGGGTCAGGTCATAGCGAAACACCGACTCAAGCCCATACAGCCGCAGAATTTTTGTCATCGCCGCGTGGTTCGTCACATCGTGCTTGCGGTTGACGAACTCGACGATCAGATCGTCGTCACCTTTGATAGATCCGGGCAACAGATAATTCAGGCACATTGCACAGCTGGACGGGTTGCACGTCCGGTGCGCCATTAGGGCGTTGTCTAGCTGCGTATAAAAAGGAACATCCAGGGTCGTGCTCACATCTTCGCGAGGGCTGAAAATATCAGCGAACACGCGGACAACATGCGGGGGCGTCATGCCCTCAAGCTTTGCGATTGCGTCGCGTTGATGCGGCAAGCCCTCGTAATGCTCGAATGCGCGCGCAATGAATCCCATTTGCCCTCCCTTAAGGTCGTCGGCCTTCCAGCCGGTCGACCCTGCGCTCAATGTCTTCAATCTCTTCTTTTAGCCAGGCCAGCGCCTTCTCTCGCGCTTGCTCTGATCTCTCAAGAATTTGCAGGGTTTGATCCTGCTTTAGCCGCAACTCAGAGAGCTGCACCTGGACGTTGACCATCAGCGTGCCGAACGCCATGAGCGAACCGATCACAGCAACGGGCAGCGCCTGACCTGTTCCAGACATCAGATTTTGCCAAAAACTCGGCCGCTGTGTCATCTTCGGCCCTCCTGTCAGCCTCATGTTATCGATCAATCCGGTTTCGATCCGGCGCTGACCTTTGTGGTTAGGCCGCTGCTGCCGAATGTGTGGCTGACAGTTTTCGCGATCCATTCCCCCGCAAGGGGTGCCCTGAATCCTTCTAGTTGTAACGGTCTTTCTGCAAATAAATCAGGCCGGCCCGGCATTGTGAAGTCAATTTGCACAGTCCCGCCGCGTAATCGATCAAGCTGGGCCTTCCCGGCTTTTTCCGCCAGTTCCCGCGAGGTGTATAGTTTTTTATCTCGGAAGATTGGCGCCGGTCCTAAGCGCGTTTGCCATGCTTCCGTCGTCTCGACTTCGACCTCACGGTTGGTTTCTTTGTCGCGAAATCTGGTGATGACGCCGGAAAACTGGCCGCGCTCTTTCACGGTTGCCGACAGGCTGGTTATCTCTTCTTTTTTGATCACTGCTGAGTTGAGCTTTTGGCCACTGGTGGAGATGCCCTGGCCCTCGGGGATGAACAGCAAGCGACCATCAGCAGGTTTTGCCACGGCCCCGAACAGCCGGCCCAGGCGCGTCATGAAGTGGGCGTCTGACTCGTTCTCTTGATCGATGTGTGTCACCACCTCGTCGACATAGTCAACATGCACGGCAGGGATCAGGTTGTGCTCGCTTGCGATGACTGTGATGATTTCGCCGATGGTCTGCTGATGCCAGCTGCGCGTTTTTGCAGCCTTGAACTCGGGCGAGCTGTCGGACGCTTTGCCCCTGACTGTCATGGTGTCCGGGTTGGTTTTAAGGGCCACCTCGTCGATCGTGTAGCGGCCCATATAAACAAGGTTGTCATCGTCATATCCGAGCCAGAGCTGCATTTCTGCGCGAGCCTCTGGGATCGATAATTTGTTGTCGCGATCGTCAAGCGTCAGGTCGAGCGTGTCGGACTTCTGCCCGGCCTCATCGTTGACGCGAATTGAGATCACGCGATCTGAGACCTTATCTGTGACATCATTGCCGCCGATGTCCAGGCGGAAGCGCGGCTGCATCGGATCAATCCCAGAGGTTCACGGTTTTCACCCCGGTTTCTTGCGGGGGCAGGTCTGGCAAATAAACCTGATCACCAGCCTCAAGGTCTGGCGTTTTTTTGGCCAGCTCGCGATTGCTTTCGTGGCTCAAGACTGCTTCAGTGCTGCCTCGGCCGTAGCCATAGATTTCTTTGCAAATAGCGTCCAGCTGGTCGCCATCGCTGCATGTGTACCAGAGAGCCATGGGATCACCTCACGCGAAGAATGAAAGGAAATTAAAAAACCCAATATCGTCACCGCCACCGCTGCCGGTGCTGGCGTCTGGGCCGTAGCTGACAAGCGTCAGCGAGAAATCGATGCAGCGCGGGATGGCTGGGCCGACAAACTGTTTCTCAGTGTCTTTGATGCTTTTGATGCACCACTGGCCCAGGTTGTTGCCGCGACCATCCACCAGAGACAGGGGCTCGCCTTTGTCGGCTTCCGCCCGCATGTCGTCAATCTGGGTGAGGCCTCCCCTGAAGTGCGGATAAATTCGACCCTTGAGGCTGATTGTCTCGGCCCCTGGCCCCACATACTGCGATGCCGGCTCACGGGCTAATCGAGCCTGCGAGACCCAGCGATAGGTCTTGGAGCGCTGCAGAGCCTCATGGGCCGCCGTATCCATC